GTGAATCACCTAAAACATCTTTTAAGTTTATTGTGTTTCCGTAAAAGGTAATCTTGTATGCGTAGGGTACGTTTTTTCTTAGCTCTACGCCATTTAATTGTATTAGTCCAGTCTTAAATGGTATAAAGTTTAATTGTATCTCTGAGGGTATCTTTTGCCTTGCATCAAAACCATTATCAATATAAATATTTTCGTAGTGTTCAAATATGATATTATTACTTCTACTAGCTGGAACTGTAAATGATTGTGTGAATTCTGTAAATACTTTGGCGATGTCTTTTATGTTTTGAATAGATTGTGTCATTGACACAGTTTCATCGTCAAACAAATCTAGCCTTTCGCCTTGTATAAATAATTGCAGTTTCTGCATTATCTGACATTGTTTATGTAGTCAAACGCATCTTCAAATTCTATTGTGTATTCAATCAATTTATCGTTTAAAGAGGTTTTATAAACCATATTAGATGTCTTAGCAATTACAGGAACTATCTCAGTTGCACCAGCGGAATTTGTTCTTGTCATCCATATATAATTAGACAACAGCATTTCCTCAAAATAACAATTTGCATACTCAGGATAATAGCCTGAAGAAAAAGTATTGCCTTGAATTGCTTCTGTATTAAAAGATTGTTTTGTTGCTTGGTTTACACTATATGTAATAGTTGCTTGTCCTGTTTTTAATGTGTTGTTTTGATATTGCTCTCTAGTTCTATTTAATGTTTTTACTTGCTTTAAGAAAAAGTAAAGGTCTTGCAATAATCCATACTTGTTTAAAAAGGTGAACTTATTACCAGCACCATATTTTGTACAATCAATTCTTTCAATAATTAGCTCAGTTTCTTCTCCACTACCTTGTAAATTTAATGTTGTGGCAGTTGTAGAATATGTTTGGTATCTTAATGTATCTTCTGTTGCTGAAGGTACACTACCAGCAACTCCTGTTGGAATAAATATTACGTTTTTACCATCAGGTCTTTTTGCACAAACCAACCATCCATTAGTAGATGATATTGTAGGATTTACTCCTTCCATAAATGTTCCGTAACCATCAAGAGCTGAAACTGCTGTTGTAGAAATAGTTGTAGCAGTTCCTGTTCCGTTTAGTCCTGCGTATGATTTCATTACCAACGAAACTTGTATTAAGTCTACTGGATAAGTTCCTGTAAAAGTAGGAGTAAAATAATCTCTGACTAGTGTTGCATATTCCCAAACAACATAAGTTCCTACTGTTGTGTTTTTAAGTAGGGTATATCTTAATGTACCTCCCACGCTTATTTCTAAGCTGTGTGAAAGAGTGCTTGATGCCGCTAAGGTATTTATATACTGAGGACTTCTAAGTGCTGCAAATGCCATAATTCTATTTTATTTTTTATCTTTTTTTATCATCTCCAAAAATGGATTGGCTTTCAACCTCCAAAATAAATTTGTCAAAGAAAACCTCATTAATTTGATTAGCAATAGCATTAAATGGTCTGCTAAAAAATGTGTTTGCTTCCAATCCTTTATTCCATATTGACCTAGTAATAATATAGCTGGTACTATCATAACTTAAAAACCTTCCTTTTTTATCTGTAAATTGGAATCTTTTACCCCTTACCCATTCATTAATTCCTTCTGTTAAGCCTCCTTTTTTTCCTGTGCCTGTACCATATTGAAATTTAGATAATGCCGCTGATGTTGCTGGATAAGTAGATGTTACTCCTTTTACCCCTTTGTCTACATACTTACCATAATCTTCCATAAAGAAAGACAATAAAAAAACTCCTTTTTCTACATCAACTTCGTTTCTAATAGAGTTATATAAATTACCTCCACCCTTTTCATCTTTGGCTAGGTTTTCTTTTGATTGATTTACTATTCTGTCAGCATATATCTGAAGTAATGTTTTTAGTTTTGAATTATCAACAGCATCCATTAGCAAATATATATATCGTTATAAATCATAACATCCATAGTGCTGGTCCAACCAGCTAATTCATTTTCAAACCTATCATAAAATGGAGTCAATGTGGGATTGCCATCAAGTTGATATTTTTCTGTAAATAATTGTCCCATTCTTAATACTTGAATGAGCTTATTTAATACACCTAATTGTGTATTTAAAATATCTTGGTGGTTGTTATTGCCTGTAAATACATCTAGAGTTTCATCCTTTGATTGGTCTACCATATCCATAGCCAATACAGAAATATTAAATCTTAAAACTTGTTCTTCGTCTGTAACACTATTAATAATAATGTGACACATAGGAAATATATCTTGCTTATTTAAGTTAACATTGGACAATTCCCCTGTGGTAACTGTATTAACATTTGAGTCACCTAATAATTGACTTTTTATTGTTTCAGTTATTTGATAAAATCCTCTAATTGCTTGGTTGTCGTTGTTACTCATTTAAAATTATTATTAATTTTTTTCGCTTCTGTTTCGTTTTTTTCCTTCATAAAGGATAACATCATAAAACATTCGTGCATTCCTAATTCGGTGATATGTTCAAGTCTTCTAATGTCTCCTTGAGCGAGCGCATATAAGCTGGAATACCATCCCCATTTAGTTCCGAAGTTAGAAACTGCATCAAGTCCAGATTCTGTTCCCCCTCCAAATATTTCATCATAGTCTGCGACAATTCTATCCCTAAATTCCACAAAAAAAAAATCGAACCTAACACTGCATCCATAGGCATATCTAAAATTTGCTCATTTAAATTGCTATTGTATTTTTCTATTTCGTATTTTTCTCTAAGTTTTGCAATTATAGGTCTGTATAAAACATTCATTGCTCTTTCCATATTTTGCCAATCACCAATATATGTGTCTAAGTCAATATATTCCCCTAGAGATAAATCTTCTAAGTTGGGGTGAAATCCAAATTCCAGTTTTCCTAATTTAAATCTTTGAACCAAATCAGGTTTCTGTTTAAACATTTCATCCAAAATGTTAACAATTTCTTCTGTATCACTATATTTTAACTCCATAACATACTCTAGTGGAGCATTACAAAATATTTCTATCATTTTAGCTTGTAGGAATCTTTCATCCTTACTGCTTGTTTGAATTTTTAGGTACTCTTTATATTGACCTAAAGTTATTTCAGATAAAGAGGTTGGTATTGTAACCGTAATATTCATATCTATATAACGTAAATTTTTATGTGTTTTTATAAACCCTAATTTAATAAAAAAGGGCGGACATTTCTGCCCACCCAAATTGCCTAACCAAAAGCAACTAAATTATATTTTATTTTGAACCATAGGAAAGTCCTTCAATGTATATTTGATTTTCTAATTCCATTTCTAAATGATGTATAGCTTTCTCAATGTCTTGAGTTATTGGATTGTTAGGCTTTTTACCAGCTCTCATAATATAAGTAAGTGCAGTACCTAAGTTGTAGTTGTCATCTTGAAAATCCCATACCACATTTTTGGCTTCGATTTTCATATACTTACCCATATAATATTTTGGTGATTGTTTCATACTTCGTAAGTGTTAAATATTTCTTGAATCTCTTTTATTTTTAGCTTGGTTAAGTTAGTCATATATTTTGCATCTGAGACAGCCATCCTTCCGTCTTGTTCTTCTACTCGCAATTTAGCAACAAATGTTGTTATTTGCCAAAAAGCATCTATTATAGCTAATAACTCTTTATTGTCGGGTTTGGATTTACTCCATTTATCTAAAAGCTGTAATATTAGCTTTGTATTATTCTGATATAAAAGTTCTTCTTTGCTTTCCATATGTTAAATATAAAAAATTAAGACCTAACTATATCTAGGTCTAATTCTCTTGCAACATAATTAATGTGTTTGGAAGTAGTGACTGACCACCACCCTAAAACAATAAGCTTGTCATTTACAATTGTAGCTACGTTGGTATTGTAACTGTAAACATTGTTTTGGTCTATGTGTAAATTCTGTTTGTATTTGTCTAAGTAAATCATAAGTTAAAAAGGTATTTAAGAATTGCTGTTCCTGCAAACGGTGCAAGGGCCGTAATTATAATGAGAGAAAATCCGAAGGCGTATGCCTTCAAATCCTCTATTGTTTTTGGCTTTTTCATTCTGTAAAAGATTTAAATGAATCTAATAAATTATTTACTTCAAATTTTAAAGAAGGTAAACAGAAATTATATTTTTGTGTGTGTTGCATAATGAAATCGAATGTCATTTCGTTATGACTTACACCCTCTGTTGCTTTTAATAATTTTTTTGAAGTATATCCGTATAAATTTGAATGAACATCATAAATACGAAGTTTGGCAAAAGAATCTGTAAAACAGATATCTAAATTTTTTGAATGAACAAATTTAAATTCAGATTCGGGAGTTGGGAAAAAATCAGTTATTGGCATTTGGTTAGGTTTTTAATTAATAATAATTGTTATATATATAATATAAACAAAAAATTTGACATACGCAAGGGTTTTTAAAAAAAAAGAAGGGTTTTATCCCTTCATTTTATCATTTTTTATTTTGGTCTCTGCAGTCTTTTAGTATTTGCAAGACTTGGTGTTTGTTATAACCTTCAAGACCAAAGTATTTTTTTACATCTTTAAATCTCCAATGTCTGTTAGGTTTCATTCCTAGTTCAACCCATCCTGACATATCTCTAATTGTTACAATAAGATTATAATAAGCTCTATTTGATTGGCTATTATGAATCCATAGTGGTTTATCACAATCAAGTTCAAATTGAGTTGGGGCAAGTGTTTCTTTTTTCATTTTAATAATTGTTTTGGTTATAGTTATAATATAAACAAAAAATTTGACATATGCAACCCTTATGTGTTATTTTATTGCGTATTTCCCAAAATTAGGTCTACTTAAAATAGAATAAGTTGCATACCTACAAGGGTCAATTAAGTGGTTATTTTTATCTTCAGGCACATTTATTAATTTACCACTCCTGTCCTCTTGCCATTTGTAATTTCTAAATTCCATTATGGCATTTTCTGATGATGATAGTATATGAATCTTATATCTCTTTAATAAGTCAATCCCTGCATTAACAGAATCTCTGCCTTTTAAACTAGAAAATATATTGTGCCCCATTCTTCTAAGTTCACTTATTAATCTTGGCTCTGCACTATCAGCATATATAGGTTTGCTTTCTAACCTTTCTTTTTTAAGGAAGTCGTGTATATCAGAGGTGGTCATTTGAGTTCTGTACAGATGCTCTTTTATATATAGGTCGTGATTATCTATATATACAGAAACCAAACTAGATGGGTCATTGGTATATCCAAAATCCATTCCATAAGCCACAAGGTTTGCTGTCGGTGGTATTAAATCACATTCAACATATTTAAAGATGGTGCTTCTACTTGCTGACCTTTCGCCTAGCCCATAGATTTGCCAATATTGTTCATCCGTATATTTTAACCTCTCAATCTCTGACCTTATTGATTCATCCAAAAAAGGATTATCCAAATAAGTGGTTTTAAAAAAAGAGCAGTCCTCTCTCGTTATTACTTTATCATAAATCCAATGGTATTCATCAGAAGGGTTAAAGTCTAGTATTATCCTTTCCTGTGTTCTAAAAATAAGTTGTTGCCAATCTTCCCAAAATAATTCGTTGCCCTCATTTATAAAAAGCAAATCTCTTTTGCGACCTCTTATCTTTTGCGATTGGTCAAGTGATGTAAATTCCACAAGGTTGCCAAATAGATTGTATTCAGAATTTGACTTGTTATGGTACTCCTCTCGGTAAAGGTCGTTTTCCCTTAAAATTGTTATAAAGTCTCTTAGGACTGTTGCTCGTAAGCTAGGGAAAGTCTTACGACATATTGTTATTATCTTATTTTGATTTGTGGTGCAATACTTAAATATTATGTATAGTAATATATTGTAAGTCTTACCTGAACGAGTACCCCCTTGCTCAACAATAATCTTTTTGTCGCTATTGACTAAATGCTTGTAGACTATATTAGTCTGTATCTTCGGTTTTGTCAATTATTTCTATTTGAAAATTACTTGGCATACCTTCTGCTCCTGTTATCTCTTGCCTTTCAATATACCCCCTTTTTTTGCCTTTTGTTTTTAAATAGAATATTGTAGCTGCTGTAGAGTTTTCTGAGATTTGTTTATGCAATTGACTCTCTGCAAAATCTAATGCTATGTTTTCAATGTCTTTGACTTGTTTTGAAAATTCTTCATCCTCATTTAACCATTTATAAAATGTACTTCTAGGTATTTCTGCTTTTTTACAAGCAACAGTTACAACTCCTAAACTTTGTTCCAAAGCTTGTAGTATCGATTCTTTTTTTATGTGTCTACTTTTGACCATTATTTTTTTACTTTATTTAATTTCATACCATAATCATCAACTTTTTTTAATGAGTCCCAATTGAAAAATGGATTTCTTTTTAATTTATGTTTAAAGTATTTTTTCCAAACTACTATGTGGTGCGGTCTTCCAAATCTTATACTTGTTTGTGCATACTGAGGCCATATTTCTTCTAAAGATTTTGCTTTTAATACTTTTTTTTCAAAGGCGTTTCCTTGATATAATTCTGTTTGATTACCACCTTTCATTTTTGAAACAGTACTTACTTTATCTACAGTAAATGCTTGAAATAATATCGTACACATTTTATTGTGTAGTACCTGCAAACATAAATCTACATCTTCGTTGTATTTCAGTCTCCATCTAAATGGTATGTTGTTATTGATTAACATAGCACTATAAACGTGAGTATTTAATCTAAAAGGTTTGTTATCAGTTGAACCTTTAATAACAAAAGTGCTATAATTAAAACCTGAAACTCCAATATTTAAATATCTATCTGTAAAATCTTCAGCAACTTTTATTGATATCAATGAATTGCAAGGTATTTTTTTACCTTTTACTACTCTTCTGAATTTATAAATGTTATCATCAAACATCCAATGTCTTTCATATCCATTTTTAATTGAGTCTTCCCATCCAAAGTTTCTTGCTGGATAGCTACCCATACCTAAATTAGAGAATGGTAGTTTTAAAATATATTTTTTACCTAAAGATTTACAATAATTATCATATTCTTGTGGCTCAACCAAAACTTTAAAATCCAATCCATCTTTAATAAAGCATTTTGCAGTTATAGGATTTTCCCATCTACCTTTTGATACTATGTAAATTGGGTATTTTGTTTTCATATTTTATGTGCAGTACCTCCCCACCGATGATTACCAAAATGTGCTGCATACATATCATCAGGAAAATTGGATTTATCTTGAAACATTTTTAATCTTTCTACTCTTTTGGGTGCGCCAAATCCATTATAGGGATAGTAATATTCTATTGGGTGATGATTAATATAGTCTTTATTAAACCAAAATTCAGATACAAATGCGGGCCCTGTTCTAACCGAACAACTTCTATCTTGATGTTCATAATACCACTTAGGTAAATTATCTAGTAATTCTCTAAATGCTTTGTCTCCTTTTTTACCACCTATAACTCCTGTTGCAAATGATTTACTTGACCTTAACCCAATAAATGCTCTATCATCTTTTAATAAATTATCAAATCTTTTTAAAGGCATCATATCAGTATCTACATATATACCACCTAAAAGATATAAAGCTATGATTCTTAAAATATCTGACTGACCTGCATATGTTAAACCATCGTTGTATATTTTTTTTAAGTCTTTAGGTATATCCAATTTGGTGTTATCGGTTATAGTTACAAATTCATAATCAGGGTGTATATCTTTAAATTCTTGCCACCATTCCTCAAACATATTAGGTATTTTATTAGGACCTAACCATATTCTGATAAATCTTTTTGGTATCATACTATTCGTATTTTAAAGATGATAAGTCGTTTCGTTCTCTATAAGGATAATGAGTAGACCAAGTAAGTTTATTAGTTGCTGAAACAATGATTTTATTTTTTTCTACATATTCTTGTCTTGTTTCTTCATCGTCAAATGATATTACCAATTTTAGTTCTTTTTCAGATGCTTCAAATTCAGGCATACCTACCCATTCTGAATTTTCATCTCCTTGATTTACAACATCAATATCTTTATTGTTAAAGTCATAAACATTAACCCCCCAATCAGTAAGCTGTTCAACATCCCACATATTTGCCAATGTATCCCAATCCCATTCACCAAATGATGAATTGTCTTTAATGATAAATTGTTTCATTTGTTCATCAGTAAGATTATTTGCTTTAATAATCCAAACTTCTTTTAACCCTAACACCTTACAAGCCTTGTAACGCATATTGCCACCTAAAATTCCATACTCATCGTTAATTATTATTGGTCTTAGCTTTAACATTTCAGGGAACTCTTCTATGCTTTTTACCAATTTTTTAAATTTGTTTTCTTTAATGACCCTAGGATTTACTGGATTACTAAATATTTTATCAATACTAATTTTTTCAATCATAACTATATAACGTAATTTATTAAACGATTTCTTTGTCGTTGTATTTCCATTCAAAACTCTTTACTATGTTTTTGACAAATCCTAATGCTTCTTCTTCTCTACGTTTAGGTATTCGAGTAACTAATTTTACCAATGGAAGGTCTAGTTTTTCTTGTAATTTTTCACATTTATCTTCTAAATATTTTAGTTTATTGATTTCATCAATTGTAAAATCATCCTTAAAAACAAAATAATTTTCTACCTCTGCTAAAGATGAATTGTATCTCTTGTTTGTAGAGTATGTATTTACTGAATTAATTACGGTTGCGTGAGTTATGGGCTTACCATTTTCTTGGAAAAAATTTGCAATGTTTGTCCATCTCATTTTCAATTTTACTCTCATCATATGACATAACAAAGACCTTACTTCAAGAACGCTTCTTCGTCTTGTGTTTTCAAATACATTTATTCCTGTTATTTCTTTAATTTTTTTTGCTAATTGAATAGGTTTTAAATCAGTGTTCATTGTGTTCTAAGTTTTAAAAGTGAATAGCATTCTGAATATTTCTGTCTTGCTTTGCCTTTGTATTCTTTTTGAAACAATTCGTATAATCTCCTTGTGTATTGGTATTTTGTTTGACAACCAAGGTAATACTTCTTGGCAAAAACAGGTCCTTTGCCTTTCATATACTGCACATTGTCAGCTTGGTCTCCAATTATCATTTGCTCATAAAAGTTATACATTGCTTGTTGTTCACTAATATCTAAAATTTTTCTATGTTTATAGTGATAATTGTACATAAGACAAGGAAATTGCTTATAATCTTTATCAATACTTACTATCATTACATTGTCTCTACCAACTTCTTGAGATAATTTATGCCAATATCTAGCTACCATATCATCTGTTTCAACGCCAAAACCTTGAATGCCTTTGTAATTATCAAAAACATATTGATGCATCTCATTTAATAAAGGAGGTATTTCTATTTTTTTTCTATTGGCTTTATAGTTTTTTGACAAAACTTTTCTAAAATTACCTCTACTTCCATTAAATACCATAACACTTTTAATGTCGTGTGTTTCTTCTAAATCATTTACTATTTTCATAAATTGCTCATCGAACTTATGTTTGCAATCTTCTATATGTAAATAAAAAGGGTGGTCAATAGGTGTTTCTTTTCTTTTTAAACAACTCGCAAAGATTAATGAGTCTGCATCTACAAGTAAAATCATTTTTTTCTTTCATTATAGTCCACCATCCAAACAAATAAAATAAGTGACATTCCTATTCCAAATAAAACACCTTCAAAATAATCCATTATAATTCATCTAAGGATTCTTTTATTCTTTCTAAAATATCCTCTTGGTTTTTCTTTTGCTCTTTACAAACTTGAGAAACAAGAAAAGGTAAGTCGTTGTAAATAGTATTAATTTCAATTACCAAACTTCTATCATTGCCGAAGCCAATGTAAAGCTCTCCATTTGCACAATGCAAAGTGTGAGTGTCATATACATAAGTATGTGTTAACGCTTGGTCTAGCTTTTCTTCTAGTTCTTTAATTCTTTTATCTTTGTTCATAGTATAACTTTTATGGTGAGTTACAAATATAAACAAAAAATTTTAAAACATTTAATTTAGTTTGTTAATGTTTATAATTGTTGCTTGATTTTCTTCCAATAGATATACATCTTTTAAAAGCCTTTTTTTTGTCCACATAGTGGTATCAGGACAATACATTTGAACTGTTTTTAAAAGCTCAAGATTGTTTAGCCAATACATAAAATTTCCTTTAGGGTCATTTACAAAATAAAACTTTAGAATGTTTTTATCTAGTGACATTAAAGATTCGTATTTGTCTTGCTCCAGCATTTTCTCTTCGTAATACTTGGTGCGAAACTTCATCTCTATTACACAATCTTTTTGTTTAGGGGTTTTGCCTTTGGCATCATAAGGAAGATATCCTTTGCCTGTCCATTCTAAATCCCATCCATCTAGGTTTAAAGTAGAAACAACTGCTTGTTCTAATTTATTAATCTCTTGCAACCCCATTTTTCCAAATGGTATTAAGGTCTGTAATCCAACCTTTAATTACTCTTGGACTACAAGTGCAAGGTTTATAATAGTTGTGTTTTTTATAGAGTGCGTGGAGTTGGCAAACCATTTCAAATTCTTTTGTACTGAGCGTGACTCGTTTTGACTTGCGAAATAACTCCCATTTTTTATAGTCTTCTTCATCGAACTGAATCATTTTCTTGATATTTTTAATCGGTTTAGTTTTTTTCTCCTGTCATCACATTTGCATTTTGTTCCTTTATACTCGTGATATTTATCTACCAAGTATTTTATGCCTGTGTATTTTGTTATATAATATATTAAATCCCCTAATTTCATAATATTGATTTTAATTTTTTTTTAACTTTATTGTAGGTATTGTAAAGTGAATAATATGGTATTCCTGTTTTTCTTGAAAGAGTTGATATTTTTTCTCCTGCATTTATAAGGTCAAAAACTTTTTTATCATACCAATATAACGTATTTAAAACAATTTTTACTTTTTCATAGCTTGAATCAAAAGCCGCATCATAATATATAACGTCAGAATCTTTTATTTCTTGGTATTTAATGTTTTTACCTTTTCTTTTTAAATCAATAAATAAGGAACGAAGTGTTTTGAATATATAGTAATAGTTTATTTCATCATCAACATAACTAATATCCAATCCTTTTTCTAATTTTAGTTGTATTCGTATATACATTTCTTGTACCAAATCTTCAGAAACAACCTTATTGCAACCAAATGACATAACAATCTCTACCCAAGTCTTATGTTTTTTGAATAGTTTTTTGATTGTTTTTTCGTGCATTATCGTAAAGGGTCATAGATATTTCCTACAATATAAGGATAACCTATGTCATTTACAGAAAAGCTAAATGTTTCAAAAGCATAATTCCTGCTTCTTTTGCATTTTACAGTTATCCATTCTGTGTTCACCGTATTTGCTTCTAGCTCAATTTGAGTCTCTGTCTTTTTTTCCAATAAAGAGCCAAGATGCCCTGTGGGCTTATAACTTCCAAAGTTAGAATGTATAACAGCAACTATGTGTAGATTGTAATTTGCAGACCATTCCATAATTTTTTGCACGCAATTGTTACATTCTTCTAAGTTATTTACATCTGCTACAAGGTCTGCAACCCCATCGATAATTAACATTCCAATATCTTCGTACTTATTATTTAAGCAGTAATCAATAAATTTTATTCGTTCTTTATATCCTATTGTCCTTAGTGAAAATGGATGATAGTCTTTATTGTCTTTTAATCCTGACATCTCTAAAGTTCGTTTAAATACTCTTTGACAATGCCATTTGCCTTGTTCTGTGTCTATGTGCAAAACACCCCTGCCTTTTCTGTGGCCTTTTATTTCTCCTGAAAAATGATTTTTGTCACTTAAATAAGCAGAAGTAATTAATGAAACAAAAAATGTCTTTTTGGTTTTTGGTGGTGCTTGGACAAAAGAAAAATTACCATAACTACCAATTGGTATAGGTAATAGCTCATCACCTAATTTGGATTTAATTATCATTTCTCCTAATGAAATTGCAACAGGAGGATATTCTATAGTTTTTTTGGTGTCTATATAGCAATCTTGAGCAATTGATTGCATAATAATATAGTCTGTTTGTTCTTGGTCAGTCAGTCTTAGTTGCATTGTCTTTGTTTAGGTAATAAATATAAAAAAAAAGGGGCTATAAAAGCCCCCTTTTCAAAAAGGTAAATCTTCAATTGTCTCCTGTGGAGCGAGTTTTACTTTCTCTTCTTCTCTCTCAGCAAGAGTTATATTACCATCTGTCCAAAAAACACTTCCGTTACCTAGAAAATTCTTAGGTCTTTTTGCTTCTCTTTCTTGACTTGTTTGTGGCTCCATTGCCGCAACATTATTGCCATATCTTGTGTCATCATTTACAGATAACGTAAGATTGCAATAAACTGCTCCATCTTTGCCTTTGATAAATTTCTCCTTTGGAAGTTTATCAACTCTGATACTTATATTTATTAGTGCACTCATTTGATTTGATTTAAAAGTGAGGTTTCCACCTCGTTGGTTAGTGAATAAGATTTTTTTAATTCGTCAAGGGTATTTCCTTTTTTAATATAATTAATTGCCAAAGGAAGTTTTTCCATAGTCAATGGTACAATTGGTTTTTTTGATATTTTGGTATGGTTATCCTTTCCGTGGTTATTTGTAGCATCTGAATCCTGTGTGTCATCTATTAAAAATAAATTACCCAATGAATATTTTTTGCCATAAGAAGATGCTGAACCAAATCTTTGTGGCATTTGCATACCTTTCTGTTCTGTGTCTACACCAACTAAAGCTGAAGCAGTAATTTCCTCTAAGCCATCATAAATAATAGCGGTTGATTCTATAATATTAACGCCTACAAGTTTTTCATTAAGCCTTACGCTTACGTCATATTTTATTAAAAAAGGTTTTATTGCTTCAAGTATGTCTTCGGCACTTCTAAATTTATATTTACCAAAAGAATTGAATCTTGATTTTTTAGCTTTTAATTCTGTTTGAATTATTGCTAATTTTTGATTTAGTTTTTGTTCCATTTTAAAAAGGGTGTTGATTTTTTTCTGTTATACATTTATCTAAAATGATATCTAAATAGTCGATTCTCATTTTTTGTTCAGTAACTTTTTTACGAAGTGCTATTACTGAATAGTGATTAAAGAGATTGTTTTCTTCAATTGCTGTCATAAATTCTTGTGCTTTTGTCATTTGTTTGTTGTTTAAAATTAATAAAAAAAATATTAGTCCCAACCTATTTCCATTTTTATTTGCCAATCTTCCATTTCGGAAATTTCTTGTGCAGAGTAAGAACTGTTGCAACTTAGGATGGTTTCAATGTATTGTCTTTCGCTTTCCATATTATCTGTTTTTTTAAATTAAAAAAAGAGGCGTTAACCTCTTTATTTTTTATTAATAACTATTTTGAAAATATTCTGTAAATATGTTAGATATTTTTTTATCTGTATCTAAGCAATCTATTATTTCTCCTTGAGAAACAACATTTACTCCCGATATGGCTATTGTGTCTTCATAATTTATTGAGTTGACCTCACAACCTCTAAGCATTTTTAAAGTGTCTATTGAGTCATCAGTTAAATTATGTTTTGATTGAAATTCTGTATATGTCATTTTTGGTTAGTTTTAAATAATACCTTTATTAGTATTATAGTAATAATATAAACAAAAAATTTGACATACACAACTTTTGTTAACAACTTTACTTTTTATAACCAATCGTGAATGTCTCATTTTAATATTTAAAAAAAGGGGAGATATTATTCTCCCCTATTATTTAATCATTCTCAGGAATAAATTGGGCAACCCAATAAGAATTAGATTCTTTACCCTCACAAGGAGCTAATCCCCAAGACTCATTTGGATATATTTTTTTGGCAATTTCTTCTGCTTCTTTTTCAGAAGTCCAAAATAATTGATTTCCTTCTTTATCTTCTAAAGGAATCCATACAATTTCAGGTATTTGTTTATACATTCCGATATATGGAAAAAATCGAATCCAAACTTTTTGTGGTATAACTGTACCATTTTTTAAAGTTCTTGTTAAATATTCTTGTTTGTTGTTCATTTTGGTTAGATTTAAATAATACCTTCATTGGCATTACTATATAATATAAACAAAAAATTTGACATACGCAAATATAACACAAAAAAAAGGGGGTGAAATAAATCAACTCCCCTTTCTAACAAAGACAAAACGTGAACAGAATAACCAAATATAGTATTAATCCATCTCTTTTACAAGTTCTTCATACTTTAATATTAAAAGTTTTAATTGTGGCATAGATATTTTTAAAAGTTGCTTGGAATTGTATTCTAACATTTCAGCTGTTCCTTCACCATATTCTTTATCTAAATGTACAGAGAACTTAAATTGTTCTCCATATCTAAAAACATTACATCCAGCACATTGAACCTGACAATTTTTATCATCCCAGCGAGTAGAGTAAAATCTTCTGCTCATAAAATGTCCACATTGTAAATTTTTCCAATGGTCTTTTTTTCCACAAGTATAACATTCTGAAATATCATTTTCTGCAAATCTTCTTCTTATGTATTTGCTAAAAATAGCATCCAATTTTTTTACATAAAAACTTCTGTAGTTTGTTTTGTTTTTTTTCATTTGTCTTGAGCTTCAAGCAAAGATTTTCCCAAAACATTATCTATTTTAAATATAGCTTTATAAATATTTTTACTTCTTCTTTTAACTTCTAGTTTTTCGGCCTTTGGACTATCTTTTCCTAAATTGCAATATTGTATTGCATCCATTTCAAGTAACTTATCAATTTTGTATTTTTTATTTTTACAAATACAATCTATTGTTTTATTGATTATTTGCTCATCGTATTTCATATCGCTAATATATTGTTTTTAAAAGAAAAGAAAGAAAAAGAAAAAAGGGAAAAAGAAAAAGAAAGAAAAAGTCCCCCCATAAGAAAAAGAAATTTCAATATTTATCTGAACCAAGCAATGGTGTTTTGCAAGTTTGGTAGGTTATACAGGACTACATCTGTTTGATAAATATATAAACTATTTTTTTTGGATTACAATCTTTTCTGCAATCTTTTCTGCTGAACGACCTACAACATAACCACCAATTCCTAGTTCTAATAAAGTCCAAAACTCGTGTTCTAGCTCAGCATTAGGTAAACTAAAAGCTGGTGCAAAAAACTTTGTGTACATAACTATAAAACCAAACCCAAGCATTAGAATAGGTCTCCAACTCCTTTGTAAAAAGTTACCTTTTGATTCCGCTAGTATAATACTGGTTTGCATCTTCTGAAGTTCTAGCTCCTTTTCTTTAAGGACTGTAAAAACTTTATTTTTCGCAGCAATCCTTTCCTCTTCATTTGTGAAAAGGCTATCTAAGACACCACCTATGTCCTTTATAACACTACCTGATAAAAAGTCTAGTATCTTTTTCATCTTGCATTAAATAATCTGTCCTCCATCTTGTCAATGGATTTCTTTATTT